AGTAAAGTAAGATATTAACAGGCATCCTGCAAATTTAAAATGTAGATCCTCAGCAAATAGCATAGAGATACCTGTAAGATATCCAAAGCCAAAGACTAAGAATGATAAGATGCCTGAGTGCTTCATAATATTAAGATTGAATTGTTATAGCCATTATTACCTGCACCTCCACATAGACCATTACACTCTAGCATTCCATTAGATAGACAGTTACATCCATCTATCATAGGTCTTAAGTCAGTATCTCTATTAGTTGTACCTGTGAATATTGGATACAAAGCTCTGTTCTTAAGTAGGTATCTAATTAATCTTTGCTCAAAGAACGCAGCCTTTTGTGCATAGTGTTCCATACTGAATGCTATAGTACCTCTATCTACAGACGCACTGTTATCTCCGAATTGAGTCTGTAGACCTTTATTCTTTAGCTGTAAAGATAGACCAAATACAGCATCTTCTGCTGCTCTCCATGCTATAATTGGCTGAATGAATGTTACTAAAGTCTCTTCATCAGGATCTAATGTCTGATCATTGTACTTAGTTAGTAAGTCATTATAGAATGTAGTACCTAATATAGGCATGATTCTTAGCTGAGCTTGAGTAGCTAGGTAGGGAGTAACATTATTTACATCTACATTAGCTGTGATGGGTGTGTTATTCTTAAGATAAGTTTCTGTTATAAAGTATAGCATTATAGTATAGGTGTTTGGGCAATTTGTGACTTGCTTTTATCTCCTCCCGGTACAGGAGGTAGTGATGCTAAGGCTCTAATCTCATTCTCTGTCATAGTCTCAAGTACTTTAGTAGCTACCAAAGGTGATAGACTATTAAGTGCATCATTAGTCTTAGAGGTATCTCCCTCAAGTTCTACTATTGCCTCGTTAATTATCTGATAGTTATTGATAGTGAAATCTGCATCTATTTTAGCTATAAAAAGCAGCTCATTAAAGATATCAGATACCATATCTCTCAATGGCATTACTACATTTTTCTCAAATATGATATAAGCCTGCTTAATATCTGAGCCATTACCTAGTGATCCTGTTGTACGGATTCCCATTAAGATAGGATCAATGGTGTGACTAAAGCAAATCTGCTCAGTATTCAGCTGTGATGCCTCTTGAAAGAGACTATCATTACCATTGGTAGGTAGTGACTCTATTTTTGGCAGTTGGTCCTGTGAATTAGCAAAGAATGCAACAGCTTTACCTGCATTAGCAGCACCTTTTAATCTATCAATGGTATTTCTTATCATGTTCTTCTCCTCCTCAGACTGAGGTCTTTTAGGGAACATCATAGCAAAGCTAGGAAATACTGAATTTTGGATATTACTTTTAGCAAAGTAGCTAAGTTCACCTGATAAGAAAGCAAAGTTTAGAGCTGAGGTGTACTGAGGTAATGGATAGAAATCCTGCCCAATACATTCTACCTCATACACGAATAACTGCTCATAATCTCTACAGGTAGGAGTGTATCTTCTTATCTCCTGGACTCCAATCCTTGCGGACCAATCATCACAAATATAATATCTCTTTCTATCTAAGTTTACTCTAAGTTTCTCAGGGGATAGATTGACTATCTTTGTGAGCTTCATCTTATCATCAAAGCATAGCTTAAAATATACTCTATTATGTAGTATTAGTTGCTGAGTTACTGCAGGCACTATCTTTTTAATGTTTAATTTTCTCTCTAGTGTATATAACTCTAGCTTATCCTGAGGAGTAAGTCTATCAGCTACGATATTAAATCCACCACCTACAGCTGCATTCACTTTATATCCCACAATAGAGCCATGTAATGGACTGCTGTAGTATATCTGATTGAGTAGCTCAGGGAATAGGTTATCCTGCCCAAAGGGGATGTATCCATTAGTCTGATTCCTACCATTTACATAAGGTAGTGTAAGATTTGCACCTCCTACTTTAAGGAATGGAGTAGAGAATGATTGATATCCCTCTACTATTTCATGCTTTACTGTTTTAAAAAAGTCTTTTAATGCCATAATTACTCATAAATTGATGATACTATTGGTCCTGATACTACCATCCTGCCCTCTTCAATCACAACCCCTGTAGAGTTAGCAATAGTTGGAGGTGTGATAGTTGACTCATAGATTTTATATGTATACTGTCCTTTGACTAAATTCAAATCTACAGGCTCATCCAATAAAAACTGATTAAATCTTTCAGGATAAGATGAGATATCACCGTTAAAATATGTAATAGGTGCAGACAGCTTGTCCATTTCATTCTGAAAAACAAATAAATAATAAGGATTAGGCAGTGTACTTACCTCAGTGAGTGTAAGTATAATCTGATTGACCTCATCTTTTTTAATGTATATCATATAACTATATTATACTAAGGTCAAAAAATGTTTAAAAAAAAAGCTCTACAATATGCAGAGCTTTAATTATTAGGGTGTTAAGGTTATGCTTGAGTAGGTAATGGGAAATCTCCTGCATGACCTGTAACTAAAGTACTAAGTACTTCATATGCCAAGTGATCAGCTTCAGCTAAAAGTGTTACAGAATACTTAGATCCATCAGCACGAGCTGTACCTGAACCCTCACCTGTAGCAGTAAGTTGTACATTCTCAAAGTACCAATACTTGTCATTAGCATCCTGGATAACTACAGCTAAGTAACGCTGTCCTCCACCAAGTATATTAATAGATTCTGACTTAGCTTTGTCTCTACGGTTAAACATTAGAGTAATAGTCTGAGTAACTAATGTAGATCCATTTAATAAATCTTGAGCAGTCTCTTCAGTATAATTACCTGTATTTCTATTGATAGCATAAACTGTTGTAGGTAAAGATACTGTCCATGCAGTAATACCCCAATCTACTATTGTAGTTACATCAAAGTCCTCTTGTAATCCTATCCATACGGTCTTAATTCCTCCTGTATTATTATCACAGGTTTTTGCGATTGATTGTAATGCTTCACAGCTCATTGTATAAGTTTTAAGTAAAGGGAGCTTTCACTCCCTTAGATTATAAATTAGTTAATTAAGATGCAGAGTTGTAAAATACGATCTCATTACCATTAACATGAGTAAATCCTACTTTCATATTTGCACGAGTTCTGATTACAGGCTCAGCAACAGTATCAGCTAAATTGATAGCTCGTAATGCTTTACCATCTCCCTCTGCATCAAAAGCATAGATAAAATTTTGGCGAGGTGATGCAACAATCTTAGAAAGACTTAACATACCTGGACACAATACCATCTTAATACCTAAGTAAGTAAAGTCTAGAGCTTGAGTTAAGTTAGCTTGTGTATTTGATGCAGCAACAGCAGCACGATAAGCAGTAGCTACAGGAGAAGATACATAGAATCTTAGCTCCTCTTGATTAGCAATTACAGCAGGAGGGATAGCAGCATAAACTAAAGCTAATTTCTCAAGTACATTTGCAGGAGTAATAGCTGGAGGTGTAGCTCCACCTACTTCAATTACATTAGCTGAATCAGCTACCAATCCTTTGATATATCCATCACATAAAGCTAAAGCAGCAGTACCTGATGCAGTATCACCTGACCAACGCAATTTCTCAATGTTCTCAGCGATTGTCTTAGACATCTCATTCCAATAGTAATCCATGAAAGATGCTACAGAGAAATCTCCATTAGATCCTTTAGTCATTTGTAAAGATACAAAAGACTGCTCTAATTGGAATTGACATATCTCAGCCATTGCAGATAATCCACATACATCAATTTCTACAGATGCAAGGTCATCAGTTGAAGCGTTCCATCCGCAGTTCTCAGCTTGTAAAACTTGACCAAATACTACATTTGATATTTTAGTCTTATACTTTACTCCTGGTAGTGTACGATAGTTGTCTACTACTTCCTCATTCAAATAAGCTCTGCTATAGAATGCTTCGCTGTTAGCTTGTAATAATGCAGATGCATCAATGTCCAAGTCAAATTTTAATTTTCTACTCATTTTTTTTGTTTTTTATTTAGTTATTATTATTTAAAAATTTACTTACCATGCAGAATTTATCATGCTGTGATAATTTAGTAGCTTCTACTTCTACTACTTCCTCACCTTCAGACATTACTTCCTCCATATGATTTCTTAAATCAGCTATCATTGCTATAATAGCATTGATTTGCTCATCAATTACAGGTTGTACTATAGCTAAAATAGCTTCAGCATCAGCAGCAGGATCTATAGCCATCTCTTCTGTGGCAGGTGTTTCTGTAACTACTTCCTCTTCTACTACTGTCTCTAGTGCAATCTCTTCTGTCATTGCTTCTTCTTCAACAACAGGTGCATCTTTTATCTCAGTAACTTCTCCATCAACAACGATGTAGATCTTACCCTCGATTAGA